GTTGCAACCACTGCACGATTTTGTATTTTAAAGTTTCTTGGTGCATTAAACTTTATACTGTCAATACTCTCAAGTTCTACTCCACCTCTTGCTACTGAATTTACTGTGAGACTAGCACTTGTGTAACTAGGAGTAATTGATATACTATCAATAGAGAAAGTATTTGCGCCGTTAGTCTGTATTCCATGACATACCCTATATTCTACCTGAACAATATTACCATCTACAACGGGTTTACCCAGAGAGCCACTACCAAATAATATCTCATATTGTTTATCATGTGTTTCTTGTAGATAGTATACTGCGGATTTACTATTCACTTCTCTTATATTTGTTGCTCTTGAATAAACTGTATTTGCACTTGATGAAGAAGATTCTTTCACAGTAACTTTTATACTAGTAGTGTCTACATTTTCATTTGGTAAAATATATTTTACAGGTGATGCACTACTTACATTAAACTCATGATTAACTGGTGTACCTTCTGTGATCGTGATTGGTTTCGTAAAAGTATTAGATATATTTCGAATAATATTTGATTCTGGTGTTACAAAAGTAAATGTTCTATTATTAATACTTGAAGTGAATGTTGTGTTTTTTGGAAGTTCAAACTCAGAAATGTTTGATGCAATTCCAGTAAATGTTATAGATACATTTGCACTAGCACCTCTAGCAGAACGTGTGAGATATCCTAATTCTTTTGCTCTTGACACTACGCTATCACGTTGTTGTGCAGTATCTAAAAACATCTCGTTGGCCAACATGTTAGTATAAAAAGCATTGTAATGTGTATTGTATGCTAATACATCTAGCAAAGTTGACATATTACTACCTTCAAAATCATAATCATTAAACTGTGTCTGAGATTGAAGATACGTTTTTAAGTTTGTTTTTATGTCAGCGAAATCTACTTCGGTGACTCTGAGGTATGTATTAGCCGACATGTTATCTTACTCTTTCTAATATGACATCTAGAACTACTGCTTCAGAATCATTCACAACCTCAAAAGCTATTGTCAAAGATATAGCATTTAAATCCAATCTATCCTCAACTAATATATCTATAATACTTGCTCTAGGCTCGTAGTTTTCTATTACGTTTATAACTGCTTGTTTTATTTGTTCTTGTAGATGAGAAGTAAAAGGTTCAAATAAGAAACCCCTTATATTACAACCAATGTTAGAAGAAAATGGCCTTTCAAAGTAATCAGTTAATATCAAGTTCTTTACAGATTGTTTTACCGCATCTCTGTTTATCTTCTTATTTAAAGATTTAGTAATAGGATTTGTTACAAATAATGTATCGAAATCGCTATAGATAACTTGACTAGGATCGGGCATTCTTCTTCTCTTGTATTTCTTTTCTTCTTATGGTACAAATTTTAGAAATTTCAGCTAAAGACTTTCTTGCTCTTGTACCAGCAGACATGTTATTCTTTTCAAATTTTTCACTCTCTCTTATATACGTTTCAAAAAGATTTAACAAAATATCATGATAATTCACTTGACTCTTCCTTTATATAATGATAAAATACTATTGTCTATTTATAACTATTATTCACCATTAACAAATACATTTGTTGAACCAGTTTCAGCTTTGCTGGGTAGAAACTTATCGTGGCCCTTTGTAGCATCATTCTTTCGATGAACTGGTTTTGCGTTAATAAAAACATTCGATGAACCAACTAACGCTTCATCACCACACACGGTTTTATCTCCTACAACAATCGCTCTCTGTGCATTCACAAATACATTACCATTTGTCTTGACATAAGGTGTCTGATGTGCCGGCAATGGTGTTAATGGATCTAAGTGTTTAACATTTTTATCTAAATTGTTTCTTACAACTCCTGGCATTATGTCACCTGTCCACCTACACCAGAAGATGTAGCTATACTAGTATCAACAGCGTTTGGTGCTTCTGTTGTTCCATCATCACAAGCTACAGCCCTTCTAATTGTTCTAAGTCCAAAGTTCTTAGCTGTATTATTAATAGGATAACTTCTAACGCTTAACGTATTTCCTTGATTACCACCAAGAACTTCTATTGTAGCATCTGTTTTATTGCCAGTAGCAAATCCTACATGTCCTAATCCAGAGTTTCTACCTTTTCTAAAGAATACTACTATATCACCTTGTTTGATATTGTCAACAGATATTTGTTTTCCGTAGCCAGAGTACGCTTGTGATGATGCTGTTTTTATATACTTATTACCTGAACGCTTGAGTACTGCACCTACAAATGTAGCACACCAAGCTGTTTGATCAGCATATTGAGAGCCATTATAACCAATCTCATCCCAAAGAAATTTAATCTTAGGATTATTACCAGTTTCTTTCCAACCACCTTCAGCAAGTAATGCGTTTGCTATATCATATGGATTTCTATGAGGATTATCGGCCGCACCACAAGTCGCTGGCGATTTCTCTTCATACTCTACATCTTGTGGATTTTTACCATCAGTCTGTTCAACTTGTTCTGGATTTGTAGGTACACCAGGAGGTACTTCTTCTGGTTTTACTTTCTGAATATTTGTTTCAAATAAAGTAGCAGTATCAATTAACGTACTTGGTTCTAACAGTCCAGCAGTACTATTTAAATCCATTCTCTTAGATTTCATATCAATATTACCTAAAGCTGTAACATTGAAGTTTTTTGAAACTCTAAAGTTTATATCACCATCTATAATAAAATCCATATTACCTGTGACATGTAACTTATCGTTACCAGTTACAGTTCTGAATCCATTCTTTTGTTGTATGACTACATCACCACTTGGCTGTATCTCTACAAAAGTGCCAGACTTATGAAACACGTTGATTCGTTCTGCACTTGGCGTATCATCTATTTCAATAACATGGCCACTTTCAGTTTCAGTTACATGGTTCTTGGGATATTCGGCCGCATAAGCCGCTTTAGGTGCTCCAATATTAGTATCAGAATTAACAGTAATAGTGTTAGTGCCTCTCGCAAGTTTATTGACATCACTATCATCAACATATAAAGGATATTTACCATTTGGATCATTAAAACCTTTCGAAGTGTCTGCTGAAAACTTTGGTGCTCCAGCAATTGTTCCCATTATGTAGGGTTCTTGTGCCTCTTGCCCGTCTGCGAAGAATCCAATAACCCACGATCCTTCAAGTATGCCCGTCGGCGATGTTCCCTTTCCACTGACTGCCGCGGAAGTGATACTTTGTAGCGGGATTGCCCATGGTAGACTTTCAGTAGGTATTTCGTTCTTATCATCGGTGTGCCAACCATAACACCTGACACGCAACCTTCCGAGTTGTACAGGGTCATTACGATCTTCGACAACCCCGAAAAACCATACAAAATCATTTTTCCCTAGGAAGTTCTGCATCGACTATAGTCCTCTCCCCATTTTTAATTACAACTTGTTTCGCTTGCACAACTTTTGGTTTTTTATTTCCTGGTTTAAACATATCAATCTCAATGTATCCATCAAGAGATTCTTTTCCTACCGAATCATGAGGATCGTCTGCGTGTTTTGGTTCTTTTATTTCTTGTAAAAATTTTTCTTCTTCTGCCATGTTGTCTCCTTTAACTATCTATTGCTAGTTTATATAATAATCCACCAGCTTCAACTAAGTTTCTCACATACAATGGAAAGATTTTTTTTGTCTTACCATCTACTTTCTTTTCTTTTGATTCGTATAAAGTTTTACCACGTATACGAAACAATCTAGCATCACCACTTGATCTATCTCCTATTTCAGGATCATAGAACTCAATCGCAGGATCGCCATCTTCCATATTAAATATAACTTTCAGTTTTGGATAGTATTCTAATAATTGTTTTTTAAAGTTTCTACCGAACTTGGCTTTCTTGAAACCTTTCGTTGTTAATGTTATGATTTCTATTTGTTTGTCGCCTAGACTTCCGTATTGAATTAGAAAGTCAGCTAACTTACCTACAAACTTTTCATCACCAGAGTCCATCTTCGCTTTACATATCTTAGCGGCCAGTCTATATGATTTAGAATTAGCTTCTCTAAGTTTTTGTTGCATCTCTACAGCTTTAGGTAGTCTCATATCTTTAGCACCACCCTTAGGTTTAGATACTTCTGCTCTTGCTAAGAAATAAAAACCTAAATCTATTTCTTTTACTGCTTCATCATATTCTTTTCTTGCTGGACTTACATCGATACCTAACTCTTTAAATATTTCATACTGTCTATCAAATGGTACACCAGCTTTTTGGCCAATCTGATCACCACCTTTTACTTTGAGCGACATCTGCATGTTCGCTTTCTTACCATTCAGCGTAATCTTAATGTCAGCTTTTGTACCTTTCTGATCACCTGTGCCATCAGCATCGACACGTATCTCATCTTTTCTACCATTCAGCATATAAGCTTTTGCTATTAAGTGTAATCGTCTGCCTTTACCTTGCATCAAATCAAACTTACCATCGATGGTATTCTTTCTACTTCTGTCATTACAGTACTGTGCTACTGCTTTAAACTGCCAAGCAATTTGTTCCCAGTGACTTTCATCTTTCAACCATTCCCATTCTCTTTTACGTATCGCAACTCTAAGAAAGATATTATCTTTTACTTTCAGTTCACCACCTGGTTTGCCATCTATATTTTCTGGATTCTTTTTAATTACTTTTCTCAGAAGTTTCTTAATTGCATCAATCGATACAATCGAATCTGGATTTGCAAACTTAGTTGCTACACCACACGCTAGTATAGGTTCAGCTAAGTCACCCATATTAGGCTTCCACACTTTCTCCGTAATAAACTCCGAGAAAGACTTCCGATTTTTTTGGTGGCCGGAAAAATTTTTTTCCATAGTATTATCTTCCTAAATCAAATTTCTTTCGAATCGCACTTTGAGACTGTGGAGAAAGTGGAGCATTTTCTAAAGCCCATCGTAGAACTTGTGTTAAAATGCCTCTATCTTTTTCATACTCTTTGCCTTGTTTCTTAATTGTAACATAAGCAAAATCTTTCACAAGTGGTGGTTTGTCTGTATATAATTCGCCATTCTTATCCACGTAGAAAGAAGTTTTATCTCTATTGTTTAGTATAACGTGTACTTGTCCATCTACGTGTTTTCTACCAATACCCGTTCTGTTTCCGAATGCCATAGATTTAATTCTCTGAAGCATATTCATAGCGGCCTTCTGATGAGACTGAAAAAGAATTTTATCTGGCACAACTCTGTCTCTTTCTTTGTTTGCTTTTGCCGCTGTTTTATAATCTGTAAGAACCCATACTAAATGAATATTCTTTGCATCATAGCCAGCATCGATTAATTTTGGCGCAACATCGCTTATATCATTACTATCTTTCATTGTGATATCAAAGAGTATATTTGGTAATCTATCTTTCTTAGCACCATTTAAAAGCATGTCAAGTGTTTTATCTTTAATGCCTTTTTCTCTTACCATAACATGAAGTTTAAACACATCTTCAGGATTACGTAAATTTAGTCCGGAAATTTTTTTATTTCCTTTTATTTTCGCAAGCTTGATAAGAGCCTTCTTCCACTCATCAACATCTCGTATCTTAAATTTCTCGCCTTGCATAAAATTCTTAATCGCAAAACCTTTACCTGAACCAGCACCACCAGCCATAAAAACAACTTGGCCATAATTTTTACCTCCGGAAAATAAAATTAATTTTTCTTCTAATTGTCTGTACTTATTTAAAGTTATGAACTCAAAAAGTGATAATATCATCTGACTTGCCCACCTCCCGTAGACGTATTTGCTCTTCGCTTAGTGCCCGTATCTTTAACGCACTCAACAACTGTCATTCTCTA